CCGCCATAGACGCCGGTATCCTGCGGGCCGAACAGGAAGAGCTCGCCCCGGAAGCCGATGGCGCGCAGCAGGCCGGCCGAGCGGCCCTGTTCCTTCGTCCGGTCCAGGGTGTTGAAGGTCGAGTCGTTGAGCGCCGACGCGTAGGCCGTGCCGTCGCCGGCCGTGAAGAAGAACCAGCCGAGCAGGAACTCGACCGAGTTCGGCATCGGCAATTCGGTCGGGATCGATAGCGGCTCCGGAGCTCCGCTCGGACCGATCAGGACAGCGCCATATTCCGTGACCGCCACGACCTGCGGGACCGGTGCTCGGTTGTTGCGCGCCAGCGTGATCCGACGCTCTCCCGGCAGGGAGCCGACGTCCGACACGCTTCCGTCCGCCTCGACGGCAATCAGGCGGTTCGAGAAGGCCGCGAGCAACCGCCCGCCCGCCATCCGGGCGCCGCGCAGGTTCCGGCGATTGGTTTGGGCGTAGGGCGCGAGACCCGGCGCGCGCCGGATGGACACCGGGGACCGGCCCCCATCGCCGAGCTTCTCGGGATAGGCGTTGATGAGCCGGCCCGCACCTTCCTCTGCGGAGGCGCCGGGACGCGACGAGACCGGGAACGCGATGTCCGGCATCAGGAGATCCAGCCACCGCGGCGCCGTCCGCCCCAGAAGCGCTCAAGGCGCATCGGCGGGCGGGCGTCGTAGACGAAGGATTGGAAGCGCAGAATCTGCTCCTGCTCCGGCACATCCGTCCGCAGCATCGCGATCCGGGCCGGTGGCACCTCGGCGAACGAGGTCGCGCAGTCGGCGGCCAGGATGCGCGCGAACGCGCCCTGCAACTCGGGCGAGAGTTGCGACAGGTCGGTAACGCCGCAGATGTCCCGCCCCCGCAGCTCCATGAACTTCGGCTGGAGGCGGGCCGCCACGACGGCGCGATCGGCGTTCGATGCCGTCTGCCCGGCCGACACGATGCCGAGGTGCTCGAGCGCGACCTGGATCGGATCGAAGTACCCGGAGACGGCGACGCCGGTATCGAGTTGGCGGGCGAGCGCCTTCAGAGAGATCTCGGCTTTGGCCGCTTCACCTGCGAGGAGGGTGCGGGTTCCGGCATCCTTGCCGAAGGCCTGCGAACAGGCAGACGTCAGGATCACCGACAAGTGGATCAGCACGCCCGGATCGGCCGCCTCGATCGACGCGAGGTTCACGATTTCCCGCAGCCGCAGATCACCGAGCGTCGGGGCGAGGCGGGCGCTCACCACGGCGCGGTCGTTGGCCGAACCGGTGTAGCCAGCCATCACGACGCCGAGGTTTTCGAGCACCGCCTGCACGACGTCGAAGGTGCCGCCGGTCGCGACACCGCCGTCGAACTGTCGGCCGATGACGCGAAGCGCTGCCTCCGCCTGTGCGGCGGCGGACTGGAACGGGAGCAGCGACTCGCCGAAGATCTTGAACGGCACGGCGCAGGCGAGCGCGAGGATCGCAGCGAGATGCAGTTGGGTCGAGGCGTCGGCCGCCGCGATCGACGGCAGGGCGATGATTTCGCGCTGGCGGAGATCGGCGAGCATCGGCTCGACGCGGGCCGAGACCACGGCGCGATCCTTCGCAGTCGCGGTCTGCCCGGCCTCGACGACGCCGAGTGCTTCGAGGGTCGCCTGGACCAGATCGAAGGTGCCCGACGTGCCGGTGCCCGTGTCGAACTGACGGGCGAGGGCGCGCAACTGCTTTTCAGCGCCGCCGGCTGCCTCGACGAAGGGTAATAGGGCGGCGCCAGCCACGCCGAAGGCCGGGGCACAAGACGCCGTCAGGATGGTGGCGAGGTGGCGCCGGTGAGCGGCGTCGGCACTCGCGAGGTCGGCGAAAGCGATGATCTCGCGCGAGCGCAGATCCGCCAGCATGGGCGCCACGCGGGCGGTCACCACACCGCGATCTTGCGCGGAGGGGTCCTGCCCGATCGTGACGACGCCGAGCGACTCAAGGACGTGGCGCACCACGTCGAAGGCCTCGGTCGCGGCGCTGGCGCTGAACTGGCGCGAGAGGAGCTTCAGCGAGGCCTCGGCCTCGGCCGCAGCGCCAGTCAGCACCTCCGCCTTGTTGCCGGTGATCCCGAACGGGACGCGACAGGCCGAGGCGATGATGTCCGCGACGTGGAGGAAGACGGCCGGGTCGAGCGCATCGGCGTTGAGCCCGACGAAGATCTCGCGCTTGGCGAGTTCGGCGAGCTTCGGGTCGATACGCAGATCGACGGCGGCGCGGTCCTCGAGCGAGGCCTCCTGGCCAGCCGCCAGGACGCCCACGTTCTGGAGGACGAGGCTGATCAGATCCTGGCGGGTATAGGCCATGGGCGGAGCGCCTTACTTGCCCTTGGCGGGGGTGGTGACGGCGGGCTTCGGCTTGGTGGCCTCCGCGAGGTCGGCCTGCGCCTTGGCGAGGTCGGCAGTCAGGGCCTCGACCGCGGCCTTGGCGGCGTCGCGCTCGGCGGCGTTCACGCGACCGTCCTCGTGCGCCTTGGCGAGGGAGTCGCGGAGGTTGGCCATGGCGGCGGATGCGCTGGTCAGCGCCGCGCCGGCCGCATCGATCTCGGCGACGAGTTCGGCGTTCTCGGCCATGCCGGTCTCGATCACGGCCTTGAGGCGATCGATCTCGGTCAGGGCGGCGAGCAACTCATCGACGGCGGACGGCTCCGACGTCGGCTCCTCGACCGCGTGGGCGAAGGTCAGACCGGTGGCGCGCATGGTGAGCGCGTCGGCGGTGGCGAGCGCCGGGTTGGTGATGACGGTGGGCGAGGCGGACCAGCCGTCGGGCAGGTCGGCGCCGGGCGCGAGGTCGAAGATCTGGGCGGACCCGTCGGGCTTGTAGCCCCATGTCGGGATGGTCTCGGTGGTGTCCATGAACGCCTCGTCGGAGGTGACGGGGCGCGCATGGCCCCAGAACGACGAAGGGCCCCGCGTGGGGGCCCTTTCGTCTTCAGTCGGTGGCGGGAGGCGGCTTAGCCGCTGACGCGGGTGCCGAGGCGCGGGTCGATGGCGGCCACGCCGTACAGCACGTCGAGACGCCAGGACGACACGCGGTTCGGGCCGTCGAAGTAGGGCACCAGCATCACGTGGATGCCCTTGTAGTCCTGCGTTCCGATCTGCTCGGTCGGGACACCGGCCGGCTTCTCGAAGGGCACGCACACCAGAGCCAGCGCGTTCCGGTGGAACATGAGGTTCTGCTGGAAGGTGGACGAGGCCGCGCCGTTCCACGTGACCACCGCACCGGCGGCCGGAGCGGCCGAGACGGTCTGGTAGGCGCCCGTGGTGATGATCGCCGGGGCGATCTGCACGGTGGCGTTGCCCGAGCCGTCGGCGGTGGCGGCGGCCGTGGCGACGAACTGCTGGAGGTAGGGCAGGACCTGCTTCGTCACCGGGTTGACGGCGAAGACGCCCGCGAGGCTGAAGACCTCACCCGCGCGGACGGTGCCACCGGCACCGAGACCGGCCATGTTGAGGGACTGGCCCCAGGAGTTCGCCTGCGCGCCCGAGTAGGACACCGCCTGACCGCCACCGCTGACGGTGCCGTTGGTGCGGGTGCCCGTGGTCAGGGTCGGCGCGTTCTGGGTCATGAACGGCTCGACACCGGCGAGGCCGCCGAGCTTCGCCTTGCGGTAGGCGTCGGTGTTGGCGCCGTCGATGTAGAGCTGCGCCTGGTTGCCGAGCAGCGCGACGTGGTCGGCCGGCGACAGGGCGGCGGAGCGCTCGTCGGACGGCACGGCCATCTCGTTGAGGCGCTGCACGCCCGCGAGGAACTTGCCGTAGTTCGCGATGGTGCTGCCCGGGGTGCCGACCCAGTTCCAGAAGTTCTGCAGCGCGCAGGCGTGCAGGTCCTGGTCGATCTGGTTGGCGATCGGCACCATGGCCGGCTTGATGACGCGCTCGGCGAGGTCGCCGATGTTGAGCGCGAGATCGGTCGAGGAGAACTGGAAGTCGACGCCGGCCACCTTGTTGACCTGGATCGCGGTCTTGCCCTCGATGACGTCCTGGTTGGACGCGACGAGGCCGGTACGGACGCGGAACTGCGCCGGCTTCCGGATGGAGACCGTGTCACCGACCTTGTAGCCGTTGACGTTCTTCGAGAACTCGTCCTCGTAGCCGCGGAAGACGCGGGAGCCCATGCCGAGCTCGTTGTCGAGGATCTTCACCGCCGCCTTGGCGATGATATTGGCGGTTGCGAGGTTGTTGGGCACGGAGAGATATCCTTCGACTTGAGGTGTCAGCCGTATTGTTTGGCCAGCCACGCATCGAGATCGCTGTCGGGGGACGACGGCTTGGATGACCCGGACACCTGCTTGGCAGGGGCCGGAGCGGCGGTTGCAGTCTTGGGTTTCGCCAGGGTCAGGCGTGCTTCGAGCCGACCGACTTCCTTCGTCGCATCGCGCTCGGACATCCCGTTGAGCTTGGTGAGCACATCGGGGTTCTTCGCGAGGTAGTAGGCGAGCAGGCCGCCCTTCTCGCTCTCGATCACCAGTTCGGTGACGTGGGGCTTCACCTCGCGGTCCTTGGCCGCCGCGAGCGCCTTGTCGAAGTCCGGGATCTTGCCCCGGGTCTCGTCGAGACGATCCTGGAAGGCTTCGACAGCCGCCTCACGGGTGGCCGCCTGCTCCTCGGCCTTTCGGCTGGCGGAAGCGGCCTCACGGTCGGCGATGCGCTGTTCGGCGACGGCGAGCTTCACGTCATAGCGACGCTGCGCGCGGTCGAAGTCGTTCCAGTCCTTGAAGTCCTCCTCCTTCGGAGCCGGACCGATCTCCTTCTCGATGGCGGCAGCGCGATCCTCGCCGGCAGCCGGAGCCGCGCTGCGAACCGATGCGAGTTCGTCCTTGAGTCGGGTGATCTGGTCCTGCATCCGCTGGATGCCGGATCGCTTCTTGGGCTTGTCCTCGCCGCCCTCACCCTCGGCTTTCGCGGGCTCCGGTTTAGGTTCGGCGGCGGATTCGCCCCCTTCTTCCCCTGGCGTGGCGGCGGCCGTCTCGACCTCGGCCGTCTGGCCTTCGGTCTGAACGGTCGTCGCTTCCGAGGCTTCGCCACCTGCCGCCGGCGTCTCCACCTGCGCGCCCAGCACGATCAGATCCTCGTCCATGTGTCGGTGGTCCATGAAAAAACCCGCCACGCGGTGAGCGGGCGGGTTCGGTGCATCCTCACGGCCTGGCAGCGGGTCCGCCGGCCTGCGGGATCGGAGAGGGCGCAATTCGCCCCACGGTGGGGGGCGCCGATCAGAATGGTGGGATTGCCGCAGACGGGGCTGTGCCCGCACGTCTCGCGACGGATAGTCCTTGGGGCTGTTTTGCCCGTCGGGTCAAGAGGCTTGGCGCGCTACTGTGTCGGATCGGCGGCCCAGAGGTTCACCTTCGTACCCGCGGCCGGGATACCGAAGACGTCGAAAGAGACCAGCGCTGCCAGCGACAGCAGCGTCGCGGGCAGCGCGCGGGATCGCTGCGCCCTCACCGTGACGGCCGTGTGCGTGTCGGTGCTGGCCGCCGCGTCGTTGGTGAAGGTGCGGGCCACGATCTGGACGACCACGGGCGAGCCGGTGTCCTCGACCATGTACGTGATCGGGGGCAGCTTGCCGGCCGGGCACACGATTGGGCGGGCGAACGTCCAAAGGTACGTGCCGTCGGCGAGCGTCGTCACCACGGTTCGCTGGACGCGTGCGGCATGAGTGTGATCGGCCCGGGCGAACTCGATTGACGAGCCCTGTTTGCCGTCGAGCGCCGTCGCGGGCGGCATTTCCTTCGACGGGGCCGGGATGCCGGCGTTGGCGATCGCCGCAGCAACCTCCTCGATCGACATGCCGGTGCCGTAACCGGGCATGATCAGAACCCCGTACCGACAGTGATCTCGACGTCGGGCGCGCCGCCATCGCCCAGGACGGCGACGAAGCGCTCGCCCTGCTGCAGCGTGCGGATCTCCACCGCGCCGGCAGGCAGCGCCATCGACGTCACGTCCGGCAGCGCCATGGCAGCCTTGTTGCCGAACTCGACACGAGCCGGGACCGTGCCGCGGTTCCAGAGACGCACCTGCGTGCCGCCGCCGTGCGGCAGGTTCGGCGGCGACGGCGCTGCGCCCGCGACGGTGTTCGCGCTCAGCCGGAGGGTGCTGAACGGCGTCGGACGGAAGGGGTCGAGGTTCATCAGGGCTGGCCCATCATCTCGGGCGCGGGCTGGCCCAGCGCGCCGGGGTCAATAAAAAAGCCGCCCGGAGGCGGCTCGACGAGGTCGGTGGGGAGCGCCGGGGGCGGCGCTTCGGGTTCGGCGGGCTGATCGGGCGGCGGCTCACCGCCGGACATCTCCTCTAGGATCATCGCGACGAGGTCGGAGAGCTGCGCGACGGCGGCGCCGATCGCCTCGAGGCGGGGATCATCGGCGGGTGCGCCAACGTCCATGCCCGGCACCTGCGGACGGCTCGCCTCCGTGATGCGCGCCTGCGCGTCGATGTGGGCCTTCTCGATTTCGGCCTGGATCTTCAGCACGTCGGCCTGGAGCTTCTCGCGCTCGACGCCCAGCTTCTCCATGTCGAGTTGTTGGCGACCGGCCTCGATCTGCTGCTGGCGCTCCTGCTGCGCCATGGCCGCCTGCTCCTGCGGCGAGGGCGGCATCGGCGGCGGCGGGGGCTCACCGCTCTCCTGCGCCTCCTGCGCCTGGATCTGGGGCGGCAGCATGGTGCGGATGCGCTTGGCGATCTTGTCCGCCATCGGCCAATCCTGCGCCTTGGCGAAGAGATCAAGCACGATGGGAGCAAGCTGCGGTGCAGCCTGGAGCAACGTCACCATGCCATCGAGCGCGGCCTCGCGCCGGGTCGTGTAGCTCGGGCCCATCTCCATCGCGACATCGTAGGCGCCGACCGTGACGTCGTTCTGGATCCTGTCGAGCGTCTCGCCGTCGAGTTCGACGCCGCGGCGCTGGTTGATCGACACGAGATCGACCTTGCCGTCCTCGCCGACGATCCGGAGCGTGCGCGCCGTGTCGTAAACGTGGGGGATCATGCCGACGACGATCGTGCCGGTGTGCCGGATGCTGCGCGAGAAGTTCACGATGTAGACGAAGGACCCGACGTCGCCCTCGCGCTGACGGGCCATGATCGCCTTGCCCGAGGTCTCGTTCGACCGGGCGCCGAGCGAGGCATCGTAGACGCCGGTGACCGCCTTCAGATCCTCGGCCGCCTCGCGGGAGAGTTCGGCCAGGCCGGACGACGGCACCGGCGGGGTGGAGCGTTCGGGCTTGGACTGCGGGGAGTTCGGGTCGACGTTGTAGGGCAGGAAGGGGTGGTTCACGGTGTTGGCCGTGTCCCAGATCTCCTCGTAGCCCTTGAACATCTTCTCGGTGCCGACGAACGGGCTCTTCGGCTGGAGCGCGACCACCTCCGTGTGGGTCGAGCGGGTGTAATTGTAGGCCTGCTGCGCACCCTTCGCGAACCGGATCACACCGCGGCGGGCCCGGCGCTTGCCGATGGTCATCTCGACGCCGACGACCGGCACCACCGGGATGAACCGGCCGGGGATCTCGGACGGGCCGTCGAGGACGGCGTTCGCGCTGATGACGTAGCGCTCGACGCGGTGGCCGGGCCGCTTCTCGATCCGGACCTGCGCGCCCATGGCTTTCGCCTGCGCGATGAGGTCGAGCTTCTCGGGGTGGTCCTCGTCGCCCTCGTCGGTGAGGTCGAGGATCTCGCCGTCGGGCATCAGGGCCAGCGTCTTCTCGACGGGCGTCTTGGTGTAATACTCGGCGATGCGCACCATGTCGGCGCCCGCCCATTCCGTCATGCCGGAGCGCGTCAGGTCGGTGTCGCCGATCTCGGCCGCGGGGTGATCCGGATAGGTCTCCTCGTAGACGTCCCGGCTCATGTCCACCGGCACGAAACAGAACTTGGCGTCCTCGCGGGTCGGCAGCACCGCATCCGGGTCCCAGCGGACGCCGACGCCGTCGGGCACGCCGACGATGCGGATTTCCTGCTCGAAGGTGGAGTCGGAGCCGTATTCGGTGATGACTTTCCAGTGCCCGATTCCGGCGCCGACCTGCTGGTCCGCCGCCGAGAAGTAGGCCGAGGCCGCATCGGAACGGTTCTCGACGTAGCGCACCATGCCGGCGATCACGTCCGCCGTCTCGGGATCGCCGCGGCTATCGACCGGCACGACCTTGATGGCCGGGCGCATCTGCCGGATGTCGCCGGTGATCTGGGCGATGGTGGTCGGCAGCCGGTTGAACTCCAGGCAGGGCCGGCCCTCGGCCTCGCGCAACTGCCGCTCCCGCTCCGGCCACTGCGCGCCGGGGGTCTCGAGGAAGTCGAGATCCTCGTAGGCGTCCTCGCGGTTCTGGCGGTCGAACTCGTCGGCACGGCGCCAGCGCTTCCTGGCGACGTCGAGCACCTTGTCGAGGGGATCGCCCTTCGCGTCGGCCTCGGGCTTCGACGGCTTGCGCAGCCGGCCGAGCAGGGAATCGGTGAAGCGACCCATCGTGTCAGGCACCCATCCAGCCGCCGCGGCGACGACCGCTCGCGCTGCCGATCTTCAGGGGCGCTTCCTCGATCACCGGCTCGGCGAACGTGAGCGCCACGGCATCCCATGTGTCGGGCGAGGGAATCCCCATCGACCGCATCTTTTCCTTCGACCAGAGCTGCACCTGGCCGCGGCTGTTGTGGCTGTAGCCGGTGGAGCAGGCGTCGGCCTGGATCTCGTCCTCGTCCGGGATATCGACGCCGGCCGGGTCCTCCAGCCAGTCGAGCGAGTTCATCCAGATCTCGGCGCGGCGGTTCAGCGGGCCCGGCAGCTTCTCGCCCGTGGTCGGCGAGAACCGATCCGGCGCGATCGGGGCGCCGCCGAAGTTCACCGGGACGACGATGCCGCGGCCGGGCGTGCCGTAACCGCGCTCGACGAGGATGTCGTAGACGCCGGCACCGTAGCCGCCGGTCACGTCGATGAAGCACTTCGCGGGCTTGTCGCGATCGATCTCCACCGCGACGTGGTTCGCGCTCTCCGGGATCGACAAGCCGACCGGGCCGCCGGCCGACAGCAGCTTGCGGCCGCGGCGCTTGGCCAGCGCATGACGATCGACACCCTGGTGCGCGGGGTCGTAGCCGAACACCAGCGGGCCCGAGGCCTCCACCGTGCGCTTGCGGGCAGCCATCACCAGCTTGGCGCTGATGAGGCCGTTCGTGTTCGCCATCTGGAAAGCCTCGGCCGCCGTCGCGGGGTATTCCTGGCGGAACAGGCTCTCGCCTAGATCCGCGATCTTGCGCCGGCGCCAGAACATCTGCGCGGCATCGAGGCCGTGGGCCTCGGCGTAATCGACCTCGGACTCGTTCTGCTCGTCCGGTTCGGTCGAGAGGGTGAAGTCGGGCGGCGGCTCCTTCCGGTAGCCGTCATCCCAGAACCAGGGCACGAAGATCGCCTGGAACTCGCTCTCGCCGCGCTCCGCCTTCCGCCACTGCTGATGGAAGTAGTTTCCGACCCCGTTCGCCGTGCTTTCGAGGATTACCTCGGTGCCCGGCTCGTCCGCGATCGCCTGCAAGATGCCCGACGCGTGGCTGTGCGCGTGCGGCCAGAACCCGACCTCGGAGCCGTGGAAGAACTGCAGGGTGTTGCCGCGGCCGACCGCCTTCGATCCTGCCGTGCCGACCTTGTAGCCGCTATCCAGGCGGTCGAAGAGCAGCTCCTTCGCGTTCGCCGCGCCGGTCGAGGGCTTCACCAGCGCCGGGCAGTGCTCGTGATACCGCGAGACCATCTCGAACAGCGCCGCGGTCGAATCCTCCTGATGGGTCAGGATGAAGGTGCGGACGCCGCGGTTGTGGCTCGTGCGCCAGAAGAACCGGCCGCCGATGTAGGTCGAGGCGCCCTGCTGCCGACCCTTCAGGATCAGCGCCCGCACCGAGCCCGACCGGAGAAGCTGCGCCTGCAGCCGCTCGTGGATGTAGAGCTGCGCCTTGTTCAGCGTGAATGGGACGATCTTGCCCGACTTCGTCCGGATCCGGAGGCAGCGCGGGGCGTAATGCTCGAAATCATCCTTGAGCTTCTGCCGGACCGCGCGCTCCCGGTCACTCAAGGTCGCCGAGAGCATCCTCGTGGCTGCGGACTGCAACATTCGCGTCGATCCGCTGATGGTTGGTGTAAGCGTCGCCCATCTCCTTCGCGACCTGCACGAGGAGGTTCGACACCAGCACCGCGTTGCCGCGGCCCTCTGCCTTCTCGATCATGCGGGCGAGCGTCCGGAGCCGGACGACCTTGTGCGAGACGCCGATGGCCGCCGTGTCGGTCAGGAAGGTCTCGCGCGTGATCCGGAACAGCTCTCGGAACTCTTCCGACAGCGCCGCGCCGGCCCGCTTGCCCGGGTCGTAGGCCTCGACAGCCTGCCGGCTCACCTCGATCCCGAACTCGTCCTTGACCGAGCGCGCGACCTCCGAGGGGGTCTCGAACATCGCAAGCTGTTGAACGACGAAGCGTTTCAC